CCCACCCGGCCGCAGCCGACCAGGACCACACACGGCCCCCGGCTCTTTCCGCCGGCGCAGCCGACCACCTGGCACGTGGCGTATCGGCTGGGTGCCGCCCTCAGACACGCCCAGCAGGCCGCTCAGGACCAGCGCCAGGACGCAGGAGAAGAGCCAGCGGGAGACGAACGCCCACGGCAGCCCCCACGGGCGCCTCTCCGGCGCGCCCACTGGCATACCTCCTGGGTGGGCGAGGGCAGCCGGACAGACCCGAGCACCGCCCAGGCCCGCGTACGCTGGTTGCCGCCGATCCCGGTGGGACTGCCTGACGAGCGGATACCCACCATACGCCCGGTCTCGTAGAGGGAGAGCCCACGCCCTCCAGCGAGGTGGACGATCAGACAGCATCTCCAGGAGAGAGGAGGACGATATGGACGCGTGGAGCAGTGCAGGAGCCTTCACGTCGGGGCAAGCCTGTCGGTTGACTGGCGTGCCGTACCGTCGGTTAGATGCCTGGGCATCGTCTGGGTTTTTAGCTCCGAGCGCCCACGCGGCGGATGGCACCGGTACCTGGCGCGGCTACACCTTTGGAGACCTAGTGCAGCTCCGTGTCGCGAAGCGCTTACGTGATGTCGGCATGTCCCTCCCAGGGCTCCGGATCGTCCAAGAGCTGCTGCGTCAAGAGCGCACCTTTGAGGCCCCACGGGCGCAAACGTACTTGCTGACCGATGGCCGGGATGTGTGTGCAGTCAAACGTGGCCGGGATGAAGTCTGGTCGATGCTCCGGCAGCCCGGACAGCGCGGCTTCCCATGGGTCATCTTGGACTTGTCACAGACCGTGGCAGACGTCCGCGAAGCTGTTGAGGCAGAACGGCGTCAGGGTGGGTAGTCACAGGACGGAGGCGCTCAGGAGTGCCAGAGGAGCAGAGACAGGGCCCCGCTGATGCTTGAGCGTGTTGTCGAGGAGCAAGGCCGGCCTGTGCGCAAGGGCACAGCCGAGACCGTCGAGCAGGAGAGACCGGTGGGAGGGAGCCCCCTCAGCCCAGCCGCGTCTCTCCCCGTGCAGGACGTCAGGCCGAGAGAGGCGCAGGCCTGCCATGCAGTACACCTCCTGGGCGCTCACGCGGCCGCTGCCTGCCCACGCCTGAGTGCGCCAGTGGCAGCCCTCACCAGGCAGACGCTCGCCACCAACGTGCCCGCTGCGGTGCTCACAGACAGCACACGGTTGCACCACGTGTGGACTGCTCTGGCTGAGGAGCAGGCGCGGTCGCAGCGGTTGCACCACGAGCGCTGGTCTGCCGCTTTCCCACGCATCGCGTGGCGCTGGCAAGAGGACCACGAGCGTGCACAAAGGCTGGCGGCGTCCTTCCAACCGCTCAGAGACCTTGGATGGCAAGAGGACCAGACGCGGCTGCGAGGGATGGAGGCGTCCTTTCGGACCATCGCCGAAGCGGCACAAGCACGCATCAACCCTCCCCCTCCTGCCTGGCTTGCTGCTCTGCGGACTGCGGCAGCACATGCCAAAGAGGACAACGAGCGTCTCCAGAGGATGGTGTGCCCTACGGCTGAGGAGACTGCTCGTCTCCAACAGATGCTGGGGGGCTCTCCTGACGATCCACCACGAGGACGCCGCACGCCTTGCCAGGGGCCTCGGCAGGCTTCGTCCCGCACTGTGGGCACGCCCTCGTGACGCCTGGTCCGCACACGCAAAACGCCTGAGCGATTCCCCAACCCCTCAGGCGTTTCCCCTCTTGCCTCTTGTGGCGGCGTGGTATACACTCTGCGGGGCGCATCCGTGCTGCGCAGTCGGAAAGGCAGTCGGAGGAGACGCCGGTTGACGACGGCGCACCAGTCGAAGCTCTCCCCCGACTGGCACGGGATGTCGCGGCCAGAGTCCTCGCCGCGTTGAGGGCAGGTTGAGGGTCGCCCCGCTGAGGCAGTGGGGCGTGGATGGCAACATGGCTATGGCACGATTCCTTGATGCCCGCCTGGCCGATCCAGCTTTGCTGCGGCTGGCGGGCATTGCCGCACAGCGGAAGAAGCACGCCCGCACGCCTGGGCTCATACTCCCCCAGACGGATGATGCGCTCTGGCAGTATGTCATCGAGACCTGGGGCGTCGCCATTCCGCGACAGCCAGTCTGCCCGCAGCACGTGGCGCCGTTTGCGCTGTTTGCGGATGCGTATTTTCACCGCGCCTCGATGCTCGTCCTCAAGGGATCGCGGGGTTTTGCTGGCAAATCCTTCTTGCTGTCCGTGCTGGCCGCAACGTTTGCGGCACAGCAGCAGGCGAATGTCGTCATCCTGGGTGGCTCAGGCCAGCAGAGCCGGACGGTGTACGATTACATGGCGCAGCTCTGGCGCGGGCCGACGGCTCCGCAACACCTGTTGACAGGCGAGCCGCTCATGACGGAGACGCGCCTGCGCGGGGGGAATCGCATCATGGCGTTGCCGGCAAGCCAGACGAGCGTGAGGGGGATGCACCCCGAGAAGCTGCTTTTTGATGAAGCAGATGAGGCGGACCTGGCGATATTTGATGCGGCGATGGGCCAGACGCTCTCCCGTGGAGACATCCCGGCGTGTACGGTCATCAGTAGTACGCATCACTATCCGAATGGCACCTTCACGGAGGTGCTACGGCGGGCGGCCGAGCGCGGATGGCCGGTCTATGAAACATGCTACCGCGAATCGCTCCAACCTCATGGCTGGCTGACTCTGGCGGATGTCGAACGGAAACGCGGAGAAATGACCGCACAGCAATGGCAGGTCGAAATCGAGCTCCAGGATCCGTCTGGCGAGCAGCGTGCGATTGATCCCGCGGCGATCGCCGCGCTCTTTGACGCCACACTCGGGACCTATCAGGGTGCAGCACGGGAATACATTGAGGGGGAAGCGCCCGTTCTCGGAGCACGCTATGCCCACGGAGCAGACTGGGCGCGGGCGCAAGACTGGACGGAACTCGTCTCCTTGCGGACGGATTGTCAGCCCATGCGTCTGGTGGCCTACGAGCGCATGCGGCGGCTGCCGTGGCCGCAGATGGTCGAGCGGTTTGACGCGCGGCTGCGGCGCTATAGAGGCCGGGCCTGTCACGATGCCACTGGCCTGGGTGATGTCGTGGCAGGCTACTTGACCACCGCGGCCGAGGGGGTCATCCTGACGGGCCGGGCGCGGGCGGATCTCTGGAGCAATTGTATCGCCGGGATCGAGCGCGGCGAGGTGGTCTCCCCGGTTATTGAGAGCTTGCGCGGCCAGGTGCAATATTGTACCGTGGACGATCTGTATGGTGCAGGCCATCCCCCGGATGGCTTTGTGGCGTTGGCCCTGGCGTATCGGGCGGCGCAACAGCACCCGAGACAGGCGGGGATGCTCCGCTTATAAGAGGCCTCCTGATGTATGTGGCGTGACTGGCTTCCTCCGAGACTCACCAAAGCATTCACGTGGCATCGCACGCTGGGGATTTTCTCGCTCCGTGGTCCAGTATGGTCTCAGACTCTCGCCTATGATACACTGGTCCGCGAGGGATTTACCAATGCGGTCGTCTTCGCCTGTGTGATGGAAATCGCCCGCGCCGGTGGCAGCGTGCCCTGGTGTCTCAAGCAGCACCCCCAGGGCTCATCCCGTGCCGCACAACCAGTGCCAGAAGACCATCCAGCGTGGGCACCACTGCGGCGAGCGAATCCGTGGCAATCGGGTACAGCCTTCCGCGAAGCGATGATCGCCCATTACATGCTCGCCGGGAATGATTTTATCGTGCGCGTCAGTGCGACCTCTCGTGGCCGTGAAGTCCCACAGGAACTGTATCTTCTCCTGCCGGACAAGGCGCGTTTCAAGGCACTCTACGATGCGCAATACCAGCGCGTCGGGTATGCCTATACCGAATACACCCCAACCGGGCAGCCATTGCCTCCGAAGCTCTATGCCCTGGGAACGTTGCCGAACAACGCTGTGCTCACGTACCAGCAGACCACGCGCGCTCCCGATGGTCAGATACTGCATCTGCGGCATTTTACCCCCACCGCAGACTGGTACGGGTGTTCCCCCGTCCTTGCCGCGGCACACTCCGTGGATAACTTCAATGCCGCGCTCGCCTGGAATACGGCCCTGCTTCAGCAGTTTTGTCGTCCCTCCGTCGCCGTGACCTACGAACAGCGTCCGGCAGAAGAGGATGTGGTGGCAATGCGGCAACAATTAGACGAGGCTGGTGGACCACGGGAGGCAGGTCGTCCCCTTATGCTCTATGGCGGCCTGCGGGTCGAGAAACTCGGGCTGGCTCCGAGTGAAATGGACTGGCTTGAGGGCAAAACAGATGCCGGCCTGGATATTTGCCGAGCACTCAATGTGGCGCCCGAGCTGGTGGGCTTTAGTAGTGCAAAAACCTACGCGAATTACGAGACGGCACGCAAATCGCTGTATACGGAAACCGTCTTCCCCATCTTAACCATGATCGCGGAAGAACTGACCGCATGGCTGCTGCCGCTCTATGATGACCGTCTCTATCTCACCATTGACCGAGAGAGCGTTGAGGCGGTGCGTGACGAACGCATGCGGCTCTTTGCCGAACTGAGCAAACCCGGAGCCTGGTGGCTCACCCGCAATCAGAAACTGGCTCTGGTGGGATTGCCACCCGCGGGGCCAGAATCGGATATCGTCTTCATACCGGATACCCTTGTGCCGATGGGGACGCATCCAGCAGAGGAGGAAAAAGTTGCTGGGGTCCTCTGTGAGGGGAACGGCGTCCCACCAGGTCAAGGCGTGCAGGCAAATGGATCAAGAGTGCTGTCTCCTTGACATTTGTGTGCTTTTCTGTCAACACTTCTCCCGATGGGTGTCGTGTGGGTTCTCCAGGGCACGAGGAACAGCTTGCAGCGGAAGATCAAACGCGGGTCTTACCGCTACGGGCACCGGAAATGCAATTATTGCTCTTGATAAGAAGCCTGGGCCACGGCCTTCTGCGCGAGATTGTCGTGCATGATGGTCTGCCAGTCTATGTCAGTTATGTTGAGAAAAAAATAAAATTGGCCTAGGCTGAGTAGATAGACTACAGGCGCTCGGGAGATGCTCCGCGACGGAGATCTTCGGAGCGCCTTTTTTTGTGCGGAGGGCATGGCCTCGTGATCGAGCACAAAACGGTGAAGTTTGCTCTGAAAGCCCTGACAGACGAAGGCACGTTTGAGGGCTACGCAGCGGTCTACGGTGTGACCGACCTGAGGCGAGAGATTATCGAACACGGGGCCTTTAAGCGGTCCATCGCGCATAAGGGCGGGAAATTTCCCATCCTTGCCGCCCATGATCACACGCAAGAGATTGGTCTTGCTCTGGTCGAGGAAGACCAGAAGGGGCTGCACGTCGTCGAGGGGCGCCTGTATCTGCATGAGGACCAACGGCAGGAAGTCCCCGCCGCGCGTGTGGCGCATATCCGCATGAAACGACGCCATGAGGCGGGCATGCCGATGGGCATGTCTATCGGGTACGAAGTGTTGCATGGACCCTATATCGATGGCGTGCGCCATCTGAAAGAATGCCGTTTGTGGGAAGTGTCCACCGATGTGACATTTCCCGCGCAGCCCCTCGCCGTGGTGACGGACATCAAAGCCGTGGTCCCCTATCAGGACCTCCCTCTGGCGCCACGAGACCATGCGTGGGACAGGACGGCGGCGGCGCGCCGCGTACGCGTGTGGGCTGGCGCCGAGGATGGGCTAGAGACCGCGGCGATCCAGCGTCAATATCGTCAGGCGTTTCTCTGGTACGATGCGCAAGCCCCGGATGTCTTTTCCTCCTACAAATTGGGGGTGGGTGATGTCCTGGATGGCGTCTTGACGGCCGTCCCACGCGGCGTGTTTGCCGCGGCTGCTGTGCTCCAGGGCGCGCGTGGCGGCGTGGAGGTTCCTGCCGAGGACATGCCACGGTTGCGGAGCCATATCGCACGGTATTACGCGAAGATGCGCACGGCGTTCACTGATGAGACGCTGACCCCCCCCTGGGTCCAGGAGAGTGCGATGGTCCCGGTGTCTGAGAGCAACAACGCCTATACATTCGATCAGGTGCAGCACCGCATGGATCTTGAAGCGATCTATTATGCCATCCAACGCGCCTGGTCTCAGAGCGTCTGGAGTATTCTGCAGGATGAGCAGATGTCCGTTGAGGACAAGCTCGCACTGCTCCGGCGCAGCGGAGGCCAGATGGTTGAGGCGTTGGCGGCTTGGGCCGAACAGTATCTGGCCGACGACACGACCAATACTGCGGCCATGCAGCGCATGGCCGCCACGGCGTTCCTGGAGACGCAGGTCGATGCGCTGCGCTTTGCCTGTACAATGGCCATGAATGCCGAGCACCAGAGCGGAGCAACCTGCACCGCCCAGCAGAGGGCGAGTATGACGAATAGTATGCTCCAAGTACATGCGCGACTGGGTGCAGCGCCAATGATGGATGGAACCGCGGCCGCCGGCTACGTTCCTGAAG